TAATGCAAAGATGCGCGGTGTAACCGAGATCGTACTGACCCGGCGCGGTATTGCCGCTGCTGTCGGAAAACAGCCACAGGCCAAAGCCCAGCTGCAGATAAGCATACTGCGCCACCAGGTCGGCACCGGTCACCAGTGGAATGCCCGCGATAATATCCCCGCCGTCGCTGTTTTGCAGATCGAGAAACCAGCCGCTCTCCCGCCAGATAATGCGCATTTTATAATCGCTATTATTGATAGAAATATCGAACAGCTGATTATCGGGCGTCAGCGGAATTTCGGTAATAGTCATCAGCTGCTCCCCGTCGTGAGAACCACATTCGCCGGGCCGGGCCTGGCGACTTTCTTACCGTTATTCTGCACGGCAGAGGTTTTTGCGCCCTGCGCCATATTCTCCTTTTCCGCGCTGCTGAGCGTTCGCGTCTGCGTAATCATCAGCTCGGTCAGGCCTAACGAGGCGAACAGCACGTGTTCCGTAGAGGCATCCGTTGTCACGGAAATCGAGGTAATCAGCATGTTGTTGTACAGCCGCTTGCCGGTCACCACGGTCAGCGGCTGCCTGTTGGTCATCAGCTCCCGCAAATTCTGGTAGCTTTCTGCCGGGCTTAACGATGCCTGGACACCGAACTGTGTCGTATCCATAAAATCCACCAGCGAACCGCCGCCGGAAAAGCCTACCTCCATAGTCAGCTCCGCAGGCGAGAGGTAAGCATGATCGGCGATGGTGGCGCCCGCTTCGACAGGATGCGTGGTGACGTTCAGTTTGTCGGTGTGGCTCTCTTTCATTACCACATTGGGAATAAGCAAACCGATTTTACGTTTGCTTTGCATTAATAGCGTGGGGAAACCTTTTATCATACCGGCATATTCCTTACGGTCTGGACGAATTGCGAGTTCACATCGAACTGGCTTTCCGCCACTCTCTGGGCCGTCAGGTGTGGCTCGCCACCCTGCACATAAATATTGGTTTCCTGCTGGATGCCCACGGTGCTGTCCGTTCGGCTCTGCGCTATTTCACTTTGCCAGGGTAAACGGCCGCCCATGCTGAAAGGCAGCGCGCCTGTCAGATTGTCATTAGCAGACCACGTCATCACGTTCGCCAGCATCCGGGCCTGCTGCGGGTTCAACGGGCTGTTTGGATCCGCCAAACCTGGCAATGAGATGTCCGACACGGCGGCCTGTGTCTCTCCGGCCATTTTTTTCACAAAGCGCCAGATTGGACTGTTGGCCAGCTTATTAGTGATATCGGTAAAGAAGTTATCGAAATAGTTCTTCACCTTATCCACGGCGGCGGTCATGCCCGCCGACCAGTTACCCGTCACAAAATCGGTAATAGCCTGTAGCCCGCCCTTCCAGTCAAGCGTGCCTGCCGTAAGCTGGCCGAATTTCTCCAGCAGCCAGTCCAGCGCCTTTTTGGCCGCGTTGATGCCTGGCGCCCACTGGTCCCAGTCAATCAGGGTTTTTCCGCCCTCCTGCCAGGTTTTATAGCTGTCGTAAAGCGTGAAAAGCAGCGCTACCAGCGCCACGACTATTCCTATGGGCGAGAGTAAAAAAGCGCTGTTCAGCGCCAGCCAGGCCGCCGTCATTACGCCAAGCGTGACGATCAGCTCCTGCGAACTGCTATCCAGCGAGTCCCACCAGCCGCTTAAATCGGCCACCGCCTGGATCAGACGCAGCATGACCCTTTCCCCCACTTCAGCAAGCAGCAGCAGCAGGCTTACCGCGCCATCAAGCACGCGCTCGACGTCAGGCGCGTTGTCGGTCAGCTTCTTCGTAAAGTTATCGAAGATCTCCCCAAGTCCGTTGTTCAGCCGGCTGCTGCTGTTGGTTTGCAGCAGTTCGACAACCTCATCAAACTTGCGCCTGGCCGTCATAAAGTGGTCGGCGCCGGAGACGGCCTGCGTCATATTGACGCCGAGAGAGTCGGAAAGCTGGTTATAGTCGCCGATAAATTTCCCCAGCCCTCTTTGCATAGCGGCCAGGATATCGGGCGCAAGTCCCAGACTATTGGCGGTCGCCAGCGCCTGCTCTTCCGGCATAGCGCCAAGCCTGCTGCTGGCCTCGCTGAAGAGTTCGCTGTCCGTTTTTTTCTGGCCGCTGGCGTCGCGCGTTGCCACGCCCAGCTTATTCAGGCGCGCTTCCGCGCCCGGCTTATTAATGAGGGTCTGGAAAGCTTTCGCTATGGCATCGTTGCTGAGGCCGGTCTGGGCCGCGCCGTATTCCAGCGCGTTGAGATCGCCCGCTGGCGTACCGGCATTCTGCGCACGGACGCCAAGCTGCTCCAGACGGCTGGCGAAGCGGTTGATATACTCCACCAGCGCTTTACCCGCCTGCTCTACCGTCTGTTTGATCTTTTGCAGATCGAGCGCCTTTGCCGCCTGTTCGTTGTTTTGCCAGCCCGGCGCCTCAACAAACTGCCTGACTTTTTGCCAGCTGGCGGCCTCCGCCGCCAGCTGTGTATCCAGCACCATCAGAAAATTTTTTGTATTTTCAGCGTTCATTGGCCTGTTTCCATTGCTCAATGCGGTGTTGATTATCCGCTTTCAGATCCAGCCAGTCGTTCAGGCGGGCAATATCCGCCAGATCCACTGAGCCATCCTTGAGCGCGGTGTAGCTGATAAGCCCGGCATCCACCGGGCGCATCAGAAAATCTTCCCCGTCAGGAAGCGTTTCCAGTGTCAGCCCGCTGCCGGGACCTCGCTCCTGCTGACGGGGAGTTCGGGCAAAAAACTGCCCAGCGAATCCTCCACTACCCGCAGCACCAGCTTCAGCATGGTGATCAGATCGAGGTCATCGAACATCAGCACGCCCTGAGAGAAGATCGGCACCCAGCTTTTTGCCTGCTGGCGCGAGACTACCGCCAGGCAGGGATGCAAAATCGCATTGGTGTCTTCCTCGCTCATGTCGGCCAGCGAGTGCGCAATAGCGGGCAGAGCTTTTTCCAGCACCTGGAAATAGTCGCCCTGCGCCGCCGCCGATTTCACCGTGTTAATGTCGGAGAGCAGCCCGGCCAGCAGCGGCAGCAGCTTTCGCGAGACTTTAAGCTGTTGAAAAACGTCCAGCTTAGCGATACGGAACGTGGTTTCGTTGAGTGTGAATTCCATCGATTAATATTCCCCCATCACCACATCGATTTTGATGCAGTCGAAGATCCAGGCGGTGGTGCCGCCCTCTTTGGCGAATTTACGATCTGGCAGCTTCTGGAATGCCACGCCGCGCGCGGTGATGACTTCACCCGAGGCGCTGTTGCGGATCACGATAATATTTTTCCCCCAGCTGGCAGAGCTTGCGCTCTGCGCGTTATAGGCCAGCGAGAGCTTTTTATTCACCGGCGAGGTTTCCAGCAGGTTAACCGTAATCTGGCCGGACGTGCCAGGCAGCAGGGTATTCATCCCTTCGCCGTCAATCCCCAGCTTCATGCTGTTTTTATTTTCCTTCATGGAAACGGTAATGCCCTCTTCCGAGCTACCGGAACCGCTTCCCAAATCAAATACCGCGCCCGGGCCAATAAAAGAGGCGGTAACATCCATAAATGAATAGGCAGACATATTTTTTTCCTTAGCGAACAACGTTAATTTGGACATCGGCGTAGTGCACGGCACCGGCCAGTTTGCAGGCAACCTGCATCAGTGGCGCTTTACGCGCTTCGCGATCGGCCTGCGACTGCAGCGCCAGCGGCTGGGCATAGACGTAATAGCCTTTAGTGAGCATGTCGCCGGCAGCCAGCTGGCCAATCTCGCCGCCGTTCCAGACGCCCGGCGCGATCAGCCCGTTGGTCACGGCCTGATCCATAGATGCTTCCACATTGCCCATCAGCCGGGTAATGCCCGCTTCGGTCTGCGGAATTTTGCTGGCAGAGGTGTAGAGCAGGTTATACAGGTTGGTCTGCACGAAGTTTTGCAGCCAGTCCAGCCCGTGGCGCTCATCAAAGAAGTCGCCGTTAGCCATGACGCCCTGTTGCAGAATGGCGCTGTCGTTGGCGAAAAGGACATAGACGTTGGCCCTTTTGCTTTCCAGCGCGGCGGCCTGCCTGGCGTTCAGGGTTTCATAAGCGATGCCCGGCTCCTGCTTAAATTTCAGCGTCAGCGTGGTGTTGCTGCCGTTGAAATTAACGGTAAAGGCACGGGCGAACGCGGAAATCGCGGCAAAGCGGCTGCGGGTGGAATACTGCACAAAGGTGCGCGCATAGCCTGCCGCTTTCAGCCGGGCGGCGACGTCCGTGGTGGAAGTCGCATCCAGCACTGCTGCGCTGCCGGTGGTAACGGCAAAGACACGGCTTTGACCGGCCGATTCGATAGCCGCCGCCACGCCGAGTACATCTTCGTCGCTGATAACGTCGTCTGCGGCGGTGGCCACGGCCAGGCCGTACCAGTTAGCATATTCCAGCGCGGCGTTGACGGCTTCGACCAGCGTTTCTGTCTTACCCTCTTCGTCCGCGGCGAGCGTTTTAGCCCAGCGGCCGATATAAAGCTGCTGCGGCTGCGGCGACTGCGCAAACCAGACGGCTGCCGCCTGATATTCCGGGGAATCCAGGCCAAAGTCGGCCCCGATATCGGCGGCGGCGGTATAAAGACGCAGGCGTTCCGTCAGGGGGATTACCGTGGCGCTCCCCATAATCAGCATTGAGCCAAAGTTACGACCGGAAGCGGCAACGGGTGACATCAGGACGTCAACATTCACGATGCCGGATAAAGGCAATCCTTGAGGCATATTTTATTCTCCAAAAAATTGAACGGGTGTTTCCACCAGTGAGTAAATTCCGTAGAGACGGAATATTTTACGAACAACATTGACCGTTAATTCATAACGGCGGGTCTGAGCGTTATTAACCATTTCCAATACGGTGGTAATATCGCTGCAATCGCTGACGCCAAGCGAAAGCTGTTTTAAAGCGGCAAGGTTTTGCGCCAGCGTATTTCCGTCGCGAAAACGAGCGGCATAAAGCTGGGCGGAAGAGCCATAGAAATGCAGTCGGCATTCCATCCGTTCATCCCGCCACAGCTGGACATTGTCCTCCTGTTGGTTAGTCAACACGGGCGTGCCTTCGGCGGCGATTTTCATCACCATAAAAGCGCAGCCGCTTTCGCCGGTCGGCAGCCATGCAGGCGGCGATGCGCCGTCGTCAACCGCCACCCGATCGGCAGCCAGGCCGGTAAGCCCCTGGATCCACGTGCTGAGTTGTTCTTCCAGCGCGGCGTCCCTGGCTGGTTCGTCATTAAGCGGCGTCAGCCAGCCGGCTGTTTTACTGGTATTCGTCACCAGCACACCTCCTGTTAGTTATTGCAATGAAAAGCAAATTGCAGGCAGCAGAAAAGCGGATGAAAAGATTTCATCCGTCGGGATATAACGCTTATTAAGGCTGACACTGCTGGCGAATATAATCCTGTAATCCCGCTATCTGAATGCGGGCCGTCGCTATTCTTTCTCTGAGAGTGAAATAATACCGTTGAGCGGCGTCAGTAAGTCGGGGGCCGGCTGCATCAGCCACGCCGACGGCGCGGGCCGTGGAGGCGCTGTGGCAGCTGGCGGCGAGCTGCAGCCTGCGCTGGCCAGCAGCAACATCATGCTCAAGCTGGCCAGCGTTTTCCCTGGCCTGTTGCAGTTGCGAAACATATTTTTTATCCATAGCGGCCGCGGCGTTAAGCCGTTGCTGTAGCGTATTAACCTGCTCCTGCTGCTGCCGAAGCTGATTACGGGTATCCACATAGTGGGAATGATAAAAAAGCGCGGTTTTTACTGCGGC